TTCATCGATGGGTGGCGGTAATTCGTGCTTATTCAATGTGCGACCCTTGGTATATGCAAAGACGCTTACTTTATTTCCTAAATAACTATAATCACATTCACGTGAAATGTCGTTGGTTCCAATATACTTGCGACATGCTAATGGTATTTGTTCTATATCAAAGTTATCGACTGAAAATGTAGAGGATAGCGGGAATTCGCGAACGGTTCCACCGACGTTTAAACAAACTGCAGTAACGGTATGACTCATGTTTATAATTGTAATTATTGAAATATGCGTATTGTTTAACTTTGAACATAGGAATGAATTGGCATCAAATTCAAATGAGGTGGAGGAGAAGGTCGTTATGGTCCATAAAAATGTGTTTGAGATACGAATTCGATGAGGGGGTCGATGACGAATTGGATGACAAATACCTATACTTTTGTATGGTAACGCATCGTATCTTTGAACAATTCCAATAAATCATCTTGGCGCCCATGCTGTCGCATTTCATTTCGTATCGTATCAAACAGTTCAATCGTTGCCAATACATCGGACATTGCGCGATGAGTGGGTTTATTTTTCAAACCGAGTGTCTCTGTCAGACATTCAAGTGAATACTTGCGTCTATACGGTTGTATTGGGTCATCCGGTATCATATAATTCTTCTGTGCAAGTAATAGTGTATCAATCATACGAATAGACGATGGTATGCAATAACGCGACACACCTTTCTTCTTATTTGCAATATTACAACGGTGAATATGTGCTTGTAATATCGGCATATCGAATTGAAAGAGGTTGTGCCCGACGACAAATGACGCACTGTTTACCTGACATGGTCCATTATATAGGAATGATAGGTTGCCATGGATGAAGTCACATACATTGCGAATGACGGTGTCCATCGGTTCCCCCTGTGTTTCAATCAGTTCGGACGTAATTCGTGTGATACGTTGTATATTATCCGGCAATTTACTATCGATTTTAATAAGCGATTCGTATCGGTGACCAACGTTATCACACATCGCGACTTCGATGATTTCATTTTGAAAGATATTGAGACCGGTTGTTTCGAAATCCATAAATACAATACGGTCTTTCTTTTGATGACTTCGGAGACTCATATTCATACGTGTCGAACTCATTGTTGTAATGATTGCAGTTAATAGTTATATGGAGAATGGATAGTGTATTGATGGGATGTGTGGTATATGACGTTGGATATCAAAATTCATAACGAATGCGAAACTTAAAATAGTCACGATTGAGACTTCAAACGGCATGACTGCGATATATAGTTGAATAATTTGGTAAGATATATATGCGAGTGAGCCAAATAATACAATATAGAGTGCGAGTTTGCGTATGACAGATTCGAGGTCGATTTCGAATCGCATCGAACGTGGTGGTAGATCGTAACCGACTTCCTCTATATGTGCGGTATGACACGCATTGAATATCGGTTGATGTTCGTTGATAGTCGTTTCAATCGTTTCATCGATACTATGTTCATGTTCGATATTGGATGTAGTCTTCGATGAATCTACTATGGAATTCGATAAGTCGTCGATGACAACCGTCGTTGATTGACATTCTGGTCCTTGGTTTTCCGTATGAATATGTGGGGTATTTGGACGTTCATCCGACGATGCATCGGTTATTGGGTGAATGTCGTCTGACATTGATGTGCTATATTAGCAACATAGAATTTCTTGACTATAGATTTACGGATTATCCGAGTATCGAATGAATCCATTTATTCGTAAAAAATCGTGTGATTATAATTTTTATGAATAAATATTGAGTAAAGTGCTTATGCGCGTAAAGTTGCAGTAACTTTCCATAAACGGTCTTCGACTTTTGCAGTAGCTGCATCAATACCAGTGATACCACCGAATAAAGCGGAGATAAGACTTTGGTTGACAGTAGTTGAACCACCTAATGCTGAAGCTGCATCAACTAATAAGTTACCTTGCATCTTAATACGGAAGACAATCTTATCACCATCTAAGAATGGATATGAATGATACATATCGTTGTGTGAGTAGTCAAAACGTTCGTTTGAAACATCAGCATTGATTAATTGTTCTAACATGGAGTGACGAACAATGTGGTTGTTTGATAATTCAGTAATGAATTGTAAACCTAAATCATCACCACTTAAATCTGATAAAATAGCTGCATCGTTCTTAATTGGTGCTTGAGCTTGTGGGTGACCGAATAATAATGAAGCAACGTATTGGATGAAGTGGTTACAAACTGAACTGTCTTGTGGGATGACGTTGTTAGCAGATTTTGAGAATTGAGTATAGTCTGCATTTGCACTACCAGTTACTGATTCTAAATGTAAAGTCTTTGCATCAGTAGTTGAGTTTAATAAGTTGATGTGGTTCTTTAATGCATCGGTTTGAACGAATGAAATATCCATATCACCTGATTCATTATCTTTGAATAACAATGAATTAAGGAAGACGTTTAATGATAAATCAGTGGTTAAGTTGAAACTTGCATCTGGTACAGTGACTTCTTCACCGAAGATTTCAATCGATTGTGCTGATAAATCGAAGATGAATGGTAAATTAATAGTAGCGTATGACATGGTTGAATCTATCTATACTTTATAACAAGAATAAATATTTCTTTTCGTTGTTTTAAAAATAATTGTTTGACATATTCATATTCTCAATTATCAATTCAGATTCTACGCATATAATAAATAGTAGTCATCCTATTTAAACGCACAAACACATATGAACAAGGTCCTATATAATCAAAAGACGCTTGTTAATCGAAACGGTGGTCTTTATCGTTTTAAACCCGTATCTTATACACGTCGCTATTGTATTTGTGACCCCTATGATATTCCTGGACCTGGTACGGGTATTATGATTGGGTCGAGTGGTGAAAATCTCATCGATGAATACATCAACGATGTTATTGATAAATTCATATACCCTTACCAATTGAATGACATTGCAACTGCGGAAGAGAATTTCGATAATGGTTCTTATGACGCACTATTGTTGGCATTAAATCCATTTTATAACGACAGTGTATGCGCGGAACTTGCATTACGTGCCATGGCCGTCGTCCAGCGTGGTATTCTACAGAACGCCGAAATCGATGCCCTGCAATCTACCGTGGATGCCTTACAACAGCAATTGAACTCGTTGTATGCACCGCGTGTCGCTTCCGATATTACAACTGAACTATCGGCAGATGTTTCGTTAGATATACGATACTTGTTATATATCCAAGAATACGGTCCGCCAAAAGACGGTATTTTCGATCCGGTTTTATTATCGAACTGTATGGTTCAATAAAACATCCAAATGCAATGACCTTCATTGTCTGCCGGATTGCGTATAACGTTCGCGAATTTAAATATACCTTAATAGTAACAGAATGATTCCACCTGGTCAGAATCCCTATTACCTGCAGTCGCTCTACGCAAACTCGCAATCGAACGCACTTACATTAGACGAGCAATATAAACGCAATCCGAACCAGAATCTTATATTACAGCAACACCCTGCGTTACAAGGAAGTTCTACGTCTTCACTCACATCGTCATCATCTTCTTCTACATCGACGTCTTCCGGTGTGAATGCGTCGTCTACTACATCGCCGACAGCACCATCACCATCATCATCATCTGCACCGTCGTCATCATCTATGACGGCGAATGCATTACACCCGATGTTAGCAGCTCAATATGCCATGGGATATCCGCCTCAATATCCATCGATGATGACGCCATCGCAACATCCGATGTTTTCGATGAATCCGTCCTACTATCAAACACAAGCAAGTCATCCTTTTCAATCACAACCTCTACCTGGTTATCCGAACCCAACTGCCAACCCGTATATACAAGCAATGATGATGCAAGGAAACCACGGACCTCTCGCTGGTCAAACATCCGGAGCATCCACTGGTCAATCGTCTATATCCTCGGCAACACCATCGCAATCACAGTCACAGTCACAAACACATTTACCATCTGAACCTGCACTCCTATCGTCTTCATCATCGTCACCTGCATCGTCATCGTCGTCTGCACCGCAAACATCTACATCTACACCTACGACACCATCGCCATTGACGCATGTCGTCGCACAACATATTAAACATCCAAATGCAGTTGAAGTTCAACCGACATCTGCAACACAAGGAGCATTATATCCGATTAAACGTCGTATCCACAAACGAGTCATCTGCTTCGATTCACGTTTCCGTGATAACTATTTGGAAACCTCATCATCCGATTTCATATATACACTACCATACCCGATTAAGAACGTGATTTCGATGCGTCTTAATTCACTTGAATTACCGAATTCGTGGTATTCCTATTCCGCTGCAAAGAAGACCAATACGTTTCAAATTATCGATGCATCGAACGTATCTCGTTATATCACTTATCCCGACGGTAATTACCAGGCAATGGACTTTGAAACCGCATCGAGGACGATTATCAACGATGCATTCGGTAATGGACAATTCGAATTGAGTGTCAGTTTAACATCTGGACGTACTGTTATCCGCGATTTAAGTGGGCAACCGTTTCAACTCAAATTCAATACCGGTGACGTCAATAGTGATATACGTAAGAACCTCGGATGGTATATGGGTTATCGTAAGGCAAGTTATTCCGGCGAAAGTTCATATGAAAGTGAAGGTATCTACAATGCGGGCGGGAATGATTACATCTATCTCGTATTAAACGACTTTAATCATTCGGAAGCACCGTCCGTCGTCGCCATGTTAGATAACACCATCCTCGACGATAATATATTGGCAAAGATTCCTATTTCAAACGATAAATTCCAGATTCTGTTTGATAATCCGGGGACGGGTGTAACGAAGCAACGCGAGTATATGGGTTCTGTTACATTATCGCGTATTCATATCAAGATACTCAACGAATTCGGTGACCGTATCGATTTTAATAAGATGGACTATTCCTTCTCTCTTGAACTCGAAATCGCGTTCGAATAGTGGATTCGTAAATTTGATAGGAAATACGCGGATTCCATCTGACAGATACACGCAATATTACGCAATTGACCAACTACCCCTCACACACGCAAACTCATGAGTTTACAAACATCGTCATCGTCGTCATCGCAACAGTTATATACACAACTACAAAAATATATACCTCATTGTGATAAGCAGAATCAGATATTCTTACGGTTCGGACGTATCATTCCGTCGAATTATGGGACAATCATGCAACTACCGGTCGAATCCGCAAAATTACGCAATGTCCAGACGTATATACAAAATAATGAATCGAACTACAAGAAGACCGTCGTATCCGGTTACAGAATCCAACATAATGGTTTTGTCTATATAATGAACCGACATTCCGGCGAAATGACAAAGATTCACAGAGAACATCGTCATCATTGTGAAACCTCTGAAGTTATGATGGATTATGATACGATTGAAGAAGACAGCGGAATTGTTCCTTGTATCGACGAAGCAAATATGGAAGAAGAATATGAGCAAACGATATATACTTCATCGGAGTCTGGATTAATCGATATCGACTGGATTATCGAATACTTTCCAGGGGTTCGTATTACATCATTGTATTGTGTCATACGAAAACCTGTTCAATTACATAAGTTGTGGAAATTATTGGAAACATTTGGATTGAATGCATGAATGCAGATGCATAAATGCATGAATGCATAGGTTATTGTCCGCCACCACACAGTCGCTAAAAATGGATTATATGGATTATCATAAAATATAACATTACACTTAAAATACTGATATAAAGATATATCCTTTTCTATTAAGTAGAACATAATAGTTCCCGGATAATGATGTATATCCGATAATCGATTTTAATCTCACTGTAGATTATTAATTGGAAAATGGTTTAATCTATTTAATCCATTTTTGACATCAGCATCAAACATAAGTCCAAACAACCTTTTTTCTTTTTATCGTTCAGGCGAATACCATTGTTACCTTGTATTCCATCGGAATTCACCTTACGGGATACGTCGATGAGTATTTCAATCATGTCATCGACCTGGTCACGTATGATTGCATTGTATATCGCTTTGAGGTCGTTGTTATTTTCCAAGCATTTTTCGATAAGTGCTCGTGTAACTGCAGTGGCAAGGTCTTTCTTCTGTAATCCGGTCAATACCGTTTTTGTCTTGGATACTTGTTCGACAGAAGAAACGACAAGTGTAAGGATACGTAAAAGGCGCCCGTATAACGAATCATTTTCTTGTCGTTCATTGAGTATCGTTAAGACACCTGCATACAATTCTTCGACGAGTACTGATATCAACGTATAGGATATGTTCATATGCAACATCGCGATATCGATGGATGGTGACGGTACGGCATTCTTTGCCTTTGGTTTATTTTCATGAACGACGATTCCTTGTTCTCTGTTCTCAGGGACGTCTACATGTAGAGATTGTGTGGAAGGATGTTGGGTGTTTTCTGTATTCGAATTCATCGGTGTTCGAGTCGTATAACTTATTATCGTCATGTATATTTAATCGCAAATTATTCCGAACAAAATAATTTATGAAAATATTATATACTCTTACTATTACAGAATCATTATATACGACGAATGGACTTTCGATTTATAGTGATATCATTGGCATATTTAGTTGTAGTATTGATGACACACTTGTATATGAAAGATGCACTTATTCAGGAAAAATTCACTGCGCG